TATTTGCCGGAAGCAAGGCTTGGATGAAGGCGTATGGGAGCGCCTGCCACGCCTGCGGAACGGAATTACCTGACGGGGAAGAACCTGGGCATCCCCGCAACTGCGCTAATTGTCCAGCCCACATACCGACGATATAGGGAGCATCGGCATGACTAGCATTCTAACACCGCTCGCTGCGCTGGCGGCACAAAAGAGACAGGTTCTTGACATACTCGGTATGCAGAATACCTACAACCGGACTCCTGAGGAGCGCGTGCAAATGGATGTTGAATATCGCGCCGCAGAAGAAGAATGGCGCAACGCTGAGTATGCTTACCAGCGCGCCCTTGATCTTGGAATGCAATAAGGGAGCCGGGATGCTTGTCACAGACTTCACGCGCCGAACCCACCGCGTTCGAAAGTTCCGCAAGGAAATGCTCGCTAAGGGCTGGGAGCAGCTTGGCGAAGGTGGCGGGAATATCTGGCAGCTAACCCGTGGCCATCGAACCTATGCCCGCATTGTGGATTGCGTCGTTGATCCCAGCGGTAAGAGTGTCTGGGTAAACATAGAGCCGAAGCAGAGGCCGCCCTATATCTGGGAACAGTCTGCCGCCGAAGCTGTGAAATAGAGGAGACTTTCACCATGAGCGCGATTGACGACATTGCCACCGAGCGGAAGCGTCAGATTGAAGTGGAGGGTTGGAGCCCCGCGCATGATGACGAACATGACGAAGGGCAAATGACCAACGCGGCGGTTTGCTACGCGATGGGCCGCACGCGTTTTGGGGATGCTTACGGCCCGGAATATCTGTGGCCGTGGGATGAGAAGTGGTGGAAGCCGGAAAGTTATCGGCGCAACCTGGTGAAGGCTGGCGCGCTGATCGCGGCAGAGATTGAGCGGCTGGACCGCGCCACCGCGCAATCGTCTACCGCAGCAACCGTGTAACCGAGGAGACTGGCGTGACCGAAAAGACCTACGATGGCACCGAAGTTCTCTCCCGCGTTTCCGGGCTGTCGAAAGACGCAGTGCGTGGCATCTGGGAAGATGTGAAGGCGAACAGCGCGCGGCTTCACGCCTGCGCCCGCCATCGCTTCGACGGGGACTTTCAGATGGGCAAGCGGAAGGTCTGCCTCGTATGCGGCGGCGGCATGAGCCTCACCGACATTGGCAATTATATCCGAGGCTACGAAGCGGCTGGCGGCAACGCCGATGCTGTTTGGCCTGGGTTCCACAAACCGAAGTCTGAAACATAGGAGCCGGGCCGTGGGCAACAGCGTCGGGTGGTGGAAATCGTGTTCGGGCTGCACCGAGTCAGAGGACGGCTATGTGAACCCGCGCGACTATCCCGATCACCCCAAGCATCCCGGCGTCCCGCAAGGCGGCGGCTGTGATGAATGCAAGGGAAAGGGGATTGTCTTCTTTCCCTTCACCAAGGCTGACGCCGAACATTGGGAAAATGTGGGCCGCGCGATTGCGGCTGAGCTACCTCAAACGCACGGTGATTTCTGCCGCTGCGAGAAGTGCACATAAAGGGAGCGATGCCGTGACGCTGGCGGAATTGTAGGCTGAGACTTTGGTGCAGAAGCACAAGCGGCTGATGCAAGAGAAGTGCCCGCATGAGGAAATTTATACTTCCTCGGTCTGGTGCCGCGCCGAAGATGTGACTTACCAAAACAGGTTCTGCCTAGATTGTGGCAAGTCCTGGAACAACGCATTTTAAAAAGGGAGCGGGGATGCCACGGAAGATCGCCAAGGCCAGACTGATCGCTGCGCTGCGCCCCTTCGCGGAGTATGGCGTCGTCTACGGCGAGCGACATAACCCGAATGGCTCGGTGTGGGATCAGGTGCCGGACGACAAAGTGGCATTATTGGGAACCTGCGAATATCACCGCATCACGGTTGGGGCACTCCGCAAAGCCGCCAGCCTCTACTATGCCAATGGTGGCAATCCAATCACGCCAGAAATCATCAAATAGGGAGCAAATTTTCATGATCCAGATTTGGCGTTGGTCCGATCCAGTACATCGCAAGAGCAAGATGCTGGTCTGGTTCTTGATCGTGCCGGTTTTGTTTTATTCCTGCGACTACTGAGGAGCGCGTTATAGCGCCGTTCCTGGCCTCGGCTTCGCCGCAAAAGTAGTCGGACCAATAACCGCTTGCGTGCTGCGCGCGGGCGCAAAAATGGCCCGCTTGCACGCTGCGCTATTGATGGAAAGTGAGAAATGGGCTTAGATGCTGGTGCTTGATGGTTACCCGAAGCGATCCGCCTGCTGGCGACTGAATCGAAGGCAACACCTGAAAAGCATGACGCCTGAGGCCGTTGCGGGACCCCAGGCGTGTCGGACCGTTGGAGGGTCCTGCTAGCTATACCGGGTACTATACCACTGGATAGCGCGTAGTAAACCCCACAAAGCCGCTAGAGTTTCCGCATCCGGCACTGCCTGGGCCAATAATTCCAGGGTAATCGAGCGGGGCGTCACCGTCCCTCCGACAGATGGAAGGCCATCTAGGAATGAATTGGGGGCTTTAGAAAGCCAAAATAGTGCCCGTGCCCGGGGTCTTAGCGTTACGGGAGGCAGGCGGTTGGTCCCCGATATAGGACACCCCCGAGGATACGCTCTAAAGCCTTCTCCGAAAGCCGCTAGCCCCATTTAAGGGGGCAGGATAAGCGGTGGGCGGGATTTTGTCTTGCGGGTAATCGGAACACTAACAATCGGAACGCTCCGATTAGTTCACTCCGCCGCTATACTGTAAGATTTTTTTACACGTCTCAGCCTTTTTGCCCGGTCATTAACCTTTGATACGCTAATCCCCAGCATTTGGGCTATTTCCTGATACGCTGCCATTCTCGACCAATCCGGTAGCGTCTTAGCTGCCCGGAGCCATATCAAATCCCTCTCTGACCAAATATACCGCTTACTCTCTCTCCACGGGTCTATAAGCATCTCTGACGCCAATTTGGGACTGTGAAGCCCCAATCCTCCGGGATATGCGAATCGGCCCTGGTTGCCTTCCTAACGTCTCTGGCGACCATGAACTGAACAGGCCGCAAACAGTGCTTGTCGATAAAATGGCAAACCTGCCGGAAAGTCAGCCCAAGCTCCTGGGCTATCTCAAGGGGTGACCAACCGGGGATTGTGTATAAATATCTGATCCGCTCGGCGTCAGCAGCGGATAGCTTGGAATGAGTGGTCATGCCTGCCTCCTGTGAGGCAAGGGCTTAACTATCAGTTTCTCTTTGTGCGCTGCACAATATGGGTATCCTGGCCTACCACAGCACTGCCAGTTTCCTGTCGATACATCCCCGCTTATGGCCCTGCATGTCTGTCCAGGGGGGAAGTCCCCCACCGGGCCTAAAGGCTCCAGGATGTCTTTGGAAGCCTTGTAGGGGTCTTTCTTGTCCTTGGACACGGAAATGCCCAAACCGGGGATAAGTCCTAAGGCAAAGCCTGTGTACTTGCGCTTGGCGAATTTCTTGCCTTCCTGCCTAGCCGAATCATTACTGCGTTTGGGTAGCTTCATCCGGTTCACATGCCCCATAACTGAGTTTCGACTAATGCTTAGCTCTCGGCCAATCTGAGAGGATGTCGCGCCTGCCAGCCATCTTTCCTTAATGATCTGCTTGCGATGCTCAAGTTCTGGATCGACAGAGTTCATTGCTTTAGTTCCTCGACAAATACCCAGACTTCTTCGGCAGTGGATGTGTAGCGTCTGCTGAAAGTTAAATTCGCCACTTGGGAATCATCGGTCCAAACTATCCCGTTGAGAGAATCCCCAATCAACTTTATGATGTTATCAGCGTCGGGCTTACCCGTTATCCAATTAGCAGCAGCCTTGCGCTTTTTTGACCATGCTTCCGGGCAGTGTTGGTAAACTCTGATTGCAAGGCTTAACGGGCCGTTCAGCAACTTCTTTCCCCGCATTTCCTCGGCAGCGTACTGTTTGACGACGCTTTCCATCGCCCTGGTTTTCTCAGGGGTATAGGCTGTAACGAACTTTCCGCGCCGCGCAAACTTGGGGCGGCCCTTTCCCGAAACCTTGCCGGGGATGCTAAACATTATATCTGTCATTCGCCGCGCGCCCTGAATGACTGGCTAGCCGCCCGCTTGCGTTCCGCCTTGGAAGGCTCCGGCATAAGTTCGTCCCGTAGCTGGGCATGGATCGCCTTGTATTTGGCGGTTTTCCTATCCCTAGGGCTAGTGATCCATTTTTTTGTCATTTGGCGCTTGACCTCTTGTCCATATGTTGTACGGTACGGCATCAATTAAGAGGTGTCAACGTGAAAACTGAGCGATTTGAAATGCGAATGTCCAAGAAGGACAAGGCGCTTATTAAGAGGGCGGCGAAGTATGACGGCGAATCGGTCTCCAATTTTGTTCTTCTCGCCGCGATCGTTCAAGCCGAGTTTACTCTAGCTGGATGTGGAGGAATGAAATGACCGAAGAATATAACTCCCGTTGGGACCGCTGCCCGAACTGGCAGGAGGAATTTGTTTCTCCCGGCTTGCTGGAAGCCCTGAACAATCCCCGCAAGGAAAAGGATGTGCGAGAAGAACGGTTGTCCATGTGGGATGTAATCAAGCGCGGAGTTGGCAAGTGAGCTATAGACACGAACTGGACGAAAGCGATCTGTGGGCTGGTTCTGAACCCCCCAAGCCATCCAACGCCCGTATCATGCTGGACTACTACAAGCTTGAAGACATGACGGTGGAGGAAAGGACGGAAAAGAGCGCAAGGCTTAACGCCGTGTTTGAGAAAATCCTGGATGATTGGAGAAAGGCTGGGCTGACGAAATGATGTGCGTTGATTGCGTCCAGTACAGACATGAAGGCGCGTGTGACATGGGATGGGAACCGATTACGTTCTGTAAGGATTGCGGGGAACCATTTGACGTTTACATGGCCCCAGAACATCGTATCTGTGATTGCTGCCAGTTCCAGCGCGACATGGCGGAAGCCCAAGCCGAAATGATGAGCGATTTACCACAAGAGGAAAACAATGAACCGCAGTGACCAGCTCGACTCCTTGGGTGCAGCCCTTTCCAAAGCCCAAGCCGCTATCAAGGTAGCAGCGAAGGACGCCAACAATCCGTTTTTCAAAAGCCAATATGCCGACCTACCCGCCGTCTGGGCTGCTTGCCAGAAAGCCTTAACCGATAACGGCCTGTCATTTACCCAAGTCCCTGATTTTGACGATGCTAACGCTTGGCTTGAAACCATGATTTTGCATATCTCCGGTCAGTGGATTTCGGGCCGGTATCCCGTTAGGCCCGTCAAGAATGATCCGCAGGGCATGGGATCGGCCATGACTTACGCCCGAAGATACGCTCTGGCGGCTATGGTAGGCGTTGTGGCTGGTGATGAAGACGACGATGGAAACGCCGCCAGTGGGCACACCAAGCCTACACAGCGTGAAGCTATCCACGGCCCCTCTACCCTAAAGGCGCCTGTAGCGGCGGATGCCTATGCGCCAGTCGAAGACAAGGCTGCTAACGCTAAGGCTTGGGCACTTCGGGAAATCCCCCGCATCAAGACTCTGGGTAAAGATGATCTGGACAAGTTCTCTGAGCGGTTCAAGAAGGCGCGCGATGAATTGAAGGTTCTCGATCCCAAGACCTCCGTAGAGCTTGAGAAGGCTTTGGCTGATAGGCTTGAGGAGCTATTCCAGTGACACACAGAGAGTGCCCGGAATACATCTCTAGGCTGCGGGAGCTTTTCTCATACTGTCCCGACACTGGGATAATCTCTAGGCTATTACAACGCGGCCCTTGCCGACAGGGGTCCGAGGCCGGAACCCCTGCGCTTGGGTACGGGACAACTTACCGGAAAATAAAAATAGACGGAACAATGTACCGGGCACACAGGGTTGCTTGGGCACTTCATTACGGCGTTTGGCCCGTTGGTCTAATAGACCACATCAACAAAGACGGCGCGGACAACAGGATCGCGAATCTTCGCCTAGCCACGCATTCTCAGAATGCCGCCAACAGTGGGCCTAGGTCCGGTCGGGCACTCCCCAGAGGGGTAGTCTTTGATGCGCGATCCGACAGGTATTATTCATACGGCACTAAGAATTACAAAAAGACATACTTGGGTTGTTTCAAAAACCAAAAATCCGCCGAGGCGGCGTATGCTGCATGGTCCCGTGAAAATAACGGAGAGTTTGCATGACTCGCCAGATTGTCACCCTCATATCCAAGGCGGATCGAGCAAGAGCTTGGGACCGTATAAATGGGGCGGCTATCGGTACTCGCCTTGAGTTCAAAGACCCGCGCCGCAGTATCCCGCAGAATGATAGAATGTGGCTGATCCTTACTGCCGTATCGAAACTTGATTGGCATGGGCAGAGATATACGCCGGAGGAATGGAAGGACTATTTTACCCATGCCTACCGGGGCGAGAAATGGATGCCTTCTGAGGAAGGTGGTATGGTTCCAATAGGGCGGTCAACGTCTGATCTGTCGAAGGATGAACACTCAGAATTGCAAACTCTCATGGAAGCCTTCTGCGCTAGACACAATATCAACCTGCCGTGGGTGGAAGCGTGACTAAGCCCATCTCCCGAAAGATGGCCGTTGATTGTATACTTCATCGTATACCCGGCTATGTGAACTGCGGGATATGCGGGGTAGCTCTAAGACCGGGAGACAACATAGAGTTTGACCATCACCACGCTATTATTCACGATGGCCCGCACGAATACCAGAACCTACGTCCCGTCCATGCCCACTGTCATAAGGCAAAGACAAAGGCCGATGTTCAGGCCAATGCCAAGGTAAAAAGGATCATCAAGAAACGGGCCGGGATAACCAAGCCCAAGAAATCCATTCCTAGCCGTCCATTCCCAAAAGCTAAAAAGAGGGGCAAATGAGCGTCAGAGATGAACTTCAAGATTTGAGAGATATTCTAGGCGAAAATGCTTACATTGAAGCTATCTGGGCTATTAGAGCCAGAAACAGCCAGCCCGTTCCAAAGCCATATACCCGTAATTGGAAGTGGTCGCGCGAGAAAGTTGTTAGCCTCGCGGCCTATCGGAGTAAGGCGACTGAGGGATGATAGACGCCATCATAAACATAACAATTATGTTGCTTGGGGCGGGATGCGGATTAGTCTTAATGGCCGCCGTTAGCTTCTATCACTCTAACCGCGACATTATCGCTTCGCAGCGGCGCTTAAAGCGGCGTCAGCAGCAGCAGTAGAAGCAGCATCGGCAGACTGGGCAGAAGCCAAGGCGGCATCAATCGTCTTCTGATCTGCGTGGGAGAACGTGCCCTTAATGGCATTATAGAGGGCGGTAATCTCTGTGATGGCAGATGGCGCGTATTGGAGCAATCCAAGGATAAGGGCGACCGGAGGCATTAGCTTCTCCCAATGAGAGATTGGATTTTTCCGACCAAGGCCGTGGCAGCAGCAATCTTGTCGTTTATGGCCTTGGCGTCACCAGTCGCGATAGCCGCATCGGCAGCCAACAAGATGGCATAGGATTGGTCTAGGAGGGTCTTGGCCTGTACCGCGCACTGGCCTTTGCAAAGGTCAGAATTGGCCGCGATTACCAGAAAGTCGGCGGTCGTCTTATGAACCAAGTGCGCCGCCGTGAGGGCTTTTTTCGCTTGGTTGAACTCAGCCGGTGCGGTCGAGGAAATAGGGGCCGCAGGATCAAGCTGGGCGCAGGCTGTAACGGGGGTAAAGGCTAGGAACGCGGTAAGGACAATTGCCGTATGGCGCATGAAGTCTCCCCTATTGGCGGCGAATAGTACCCATTCGGGGAACCTTTCGCAAGGTTATGCGTTATGCTCTGACGCTAAGGTTTAACCGGGTGCGGACAATCAGCAGCTACATCACCTGGAAGCGGCCTTTTGCCAACCATCGCCTCGTCTACTATCTGCTCATTGAGGTCTGCGCGCTTATGCTCACACTTAGCTAGTGCCTGAAGTTTTGGTAGCGTCTTTGTCTGGATAACATGAAGCTGGTTCTTCTGCTGCCACAATTGGCTAATGTTGTAATAGCCGCTGTTTGACAGCCAGCCCAGGACAAAGGCAACCCCCATGAGGGACGCCATACTAAACCCCCTCTCTAGAGTCATGGGCTCTTGCCGTCTTGGTTCTGTCCTAGAGTTGGTATCGACAATCCCGCTTTCTTGTTCAAAACGCCAATTCCTGTGTTGAGCAACCATGTGAGCATCCTGGGTCCAGAAAAGCCAATGAACATTAAGCCGATGATGGAAACACTGTCCGACTGGACATTAATCATCTTCAGAATAACTAGGTACAATATCGTAACGAACGGGGCACCAATAAGGCCCGATGCAACCCATCCTGCAACGTGAGTAAGTGGCATACCTCCGGGGTTTTCGGACGACTTCTGCATCTCAAAGGCAGCGCGACCTACTACGCCTATAATGGCAAATGCCGTTCCTATCGTAATGGTTTCGATAGAAATACCAAATGGTTGAGCCCCTAATATGGTGGCAATGGAAACACTTCCCAAAACCACGGTTTGCGTTGACATATCGTCCCCCGGTATCATGCGATAAGATTTGTTGATGGTGATTGATTTGTATGCGATAAAAGGTGATGCCCAAGCGCACTAAAGAACAAATCGCGCAATCCATTTTTATAAACCGTGACACTGGGATTGCGTCCATTGTTTTGACGCGAGGAAAAACAGCTATTATAGACGCCGATGATGTTCCACTCGCCTCCGGCGTGGCGTGGGTATTTCATTCTTGCGGGTATGCCTATACATCCGGCCTTGGGGAGCCCATGACGCTCCTGCATCGGCTTATTATGAAGCCGTCCAAGGGTTTTGTTGTAGACCATATAAATCACGACAAATTGGACAACCGCCGAGAAAATCTTCGCGTTACTACTCAATCTCATAATCTGAGAAATGGACTTCTCAAGCCATCTAATAAGAGCGGCCACATAGGGGTATGCTGGGATAAATCCCGGCAGAAGTGGATGGCGTCTATGAGGGTAAACTACAAGATGATTCATATCGGACGGTTTTCTTCTTTAACTGAGGCAGCCGAAGCTAGAGAAAAAGCGTTGCGAGATTTCAACTTAGTAACTTTTCAAAACGGTCAGTAAAAAACCGCTGATTTCCAAACTGCCCCTTGAACGTCATGTTCTTTGACCAGTTCGGCGGTGTTTTCATGCTGTTAGAGAAGTAGAACAGCGCACCCTTGGTCAAGTCAGCGTCATGCTCGGCCATTTGCAGAAGCACTCGACATGCCAGCAGGCCATCATCGTTATCCGGCAAAATACACGCGGCTTTGAAATTTGGATCACTCGGCACATACCAGCCGCTAAATTGCGCCCGCCACAGGCAGACTGTGGCGAGATTCGGCCCCCAGCGCCCATCCCGTACCCGGTTCCACATCACATGGCACACCGCCTGCTTGCCAATAAGGGGTTCTCCGCGAGCCTCCTGCCAAAGTGTTCGCGCGGCAACTTCCAGAGCCCAAGTCACTAGCTGACCATTTCCCCGCAGAATGTGGTGTAGGCCGTAGTAGCATCGCCAAAGAAGCTTGCGGAGTTTCCGGCACCGTTGGAAACCTGAACCTTGATAAGAGCGGTGTCCGCCGCCGTCATGGAAACCAATTCGCTGATCGACAGATATAGCGACCCATTGGTTAGCGGCAAAACATCCTGTGACGCAACGTATGTCTTGGCGGTGGTGACAATAGCAATCTGCTGTGCCGTCATGGCAACACTAAGGGCGCTAACAAGCACTCTGGCACTAAGACGATAAATTCCCGTGACAGGAGCGGTGAATGTATTAGATGCGAAGTTGGAACCATTATCAAACACCTCCGTATCGAACGTCACCGTAGGGTTTGCGCCAGCGCCGGTCTGGTTGGTGACTGTCGCGGAGCGGAAGGCTGAGAAGGACGGCCTCCCAGCTACTACCAAGGCGTAGTTTGCTGCCGATGATGTGTACCGCAGCGCATCACCAGCCGTATTCGGAGCCCCCAACCCCGTCAGCTTGAACCCGGACATGGGGATATTGCCGGTGATAACCGATTGACCATCTACGCAGATGGATTGGGTGAGGGCGGTGGCTATATCAGCGGTAGCCGCGTTGAAGGCCGTAGCCGTGATAGTCGTACCAGCTACTACGGGCTGGCCTGCTGTGTTGAGCGAATACACTCCACTGCCGTTTCTCGACATGTTGACTTTCCTTATCCTTTACTGTAAGCAGGGTGCATGTATGAAAGACACGGCAAATCTCTCTCTCCGGTCCATAAAATATGGCTTGGAATGCGTACTAGGTGCAGTAACCCAAACGCTCGCCAATACGCTGACTATGGAGGCCGTGGAATTAAGGTTTGCTCCCGATGGGACGAATTCCTTGTGTTTGAAAAAGATATGGGGCCGCGCCCAAAGGGGCACACCCTTGAGAGAATTGATAACGATAAAGATTACACGCCTGAAAACTGCAAGTGGGCCACTAGAAAAGAGCAGGCCAACAACCGCCGCTGCAACATCAAAATAACCTACAAAGGGCTTACAAAGACTATTTCGCAATGGTCCGAGGAAACTGGCCTTCATCGCAATACAATCGACCAAAGATTTAGGCTCGGATGGCCCGCGAGAAAGATATTCTCCGAATACAAGCAGATGGACTTTTCTGGCCTTTCTATTGGCGGAGCTGCTAACGGCGCGCGTCAGAGGGCCAAGACACATTGCCCTAACGGCCATCCATACAACGAGGAAAATACTCGCGTTTTCACAGGCTCTAACGGCGGTATCTGGCGTCGGTGCAGAGTGTGCGCCAAGTTGCGAGCCAGAGCCAAAAAGAAACAAAAAGCCAAATAGGCTCATCTCGTTTCTCCAAGTAATCTTGCCAGCGCACTACCACGGACTTGGGGCGGCTTCTGTATGGCTCGCAATTTAGCTGCCAAGTCTTCTGGCGGAAGCATCAAGGAGCGGCCTAATTCGTTTCTAACTTCTGGTGTCATTGTACCGGAGCGAAGCAAATCCGGGGCAAAGTGGCGTAGAGCCTGGATGGTGCTTCTGGCCGCACTAAGGGGACTACCAGTCAAAGCATGACCAGCCGCCTCTAATCCGTGCATACCAGCCAATGCCGCCGCGCCGCGATCCTGCTCGCCAGCGTTCAAAAGAACATCGCTAGTTATAGACCCGGTTCCCGGCATCATGCGGCCACCGGACTTGGCTAGACCAATCTCCTGTTGCACACCTTCCATAAAACTCTGCGCTTTTTGTGCGCCTAGCGCAGCTTCCAGTTTTTGCTGGACAGCCGGGGTATTAAGGATGCGTGGGGCGAGCCTGGCATTCTGCGCCTTATTAAATATCTCATTGGCAATGCCACCTCGGTAGGCGTCAATCTCCGCTGGCGTCATACCCTTGATATGCTCTGCCACTTGAGCGGCAGTAGTACCCGCACTGAGAATATGCTTTTGCCCCGCGTTGAACGCGCTTTGAAGACTGAGGTAATCGCCGCTCTCTTTAAGCGCCTTATCATAGCCTGGAATGGCATCCTTAAGGGCGCCAGTAAGCTCTGCGGACGCACGACCAATCCTGAAGTTACCGGGAGACTTGCTATCTGGCAGGCGGTTGCCAAAGGCATCGCGCTCTACTGATTGACCAAGGGCCTTTTTAGTCAAGTCCCATGCCCGCGATGTCGGGTCAACACGCGCCGTCATGTTTCCAGCTTCGTCAAAATGCAACCCTACAGCGCCAGGGTCTTCCCCGCCGTTCCGTAAATCTTCAGCCGCCTTTGCCATCGCGCGCCGAATAACGGGCCGGGCCATAAGGGCCTCAAGTTCAGGAGTTCGTGCCGCTACAGTTCCATCCAATGCGGCCTTGAACAGTGGTGCCGCCCTAGCCTGTCCAGCCTCTACAAGAGCGTCTATGTTGCCCCTAGCCGCTTCCGGGTGGATACCCGCTGCGGTCGCGTAATCATCCATAATCCTCTGTGGTGCCGAAGCGGCGCGCGTTGAAAGAATGCCAGCTAACGCCTCTCCGGTGGCACCCGGACGCCTTCCCAATGTTGCAAGGGTGGAAACTCCGGTAGGCCCCAAAGCCTCCGCCGCAAGCTGTCCCCGCCCCGGAATGGCATTTGTTGTCAGTGTATCAGGAGTAGCCCCGGCACTCTCTAGGAGCCTAGCCAAATGCTGCTGGGCTGTTATTTCAGGGGTAACAGAGCGGCTTTCAGCTAATGCCGCGCGGCCAGCACGAACAGCGCCAACAGCACCACCCCCAGCGACGGCGCCTCCGACTTTAAGTGCCGCATGAAGATTTGGGTCAGTGTTTGGGTCGGCGGCGAATCCCAATGTAGTGGCCCCAACCGATGGTGCGAGTACACGGCCCACGATCCGCTTTCCGATAGTTTTCGCGCCTCCAAGACCAAATGGGAGGAACTGTCCTGCTGTACGGGCGTATTCCCCTGGGAAGGTTTGCGGCTCATACGTTTCTCCGGGGATCATATTTGATACGGCAGCAGAATCAGGCGCGGCACCAAAGCCTAAATCGCCGCCTGGAACAGTGACGTAGTTTCCGTTCTCGAACTGAAGCGGCTTTGAAGTATCGCGCGTCGGTATACCGAGCTTCTTCATACCAGCGCCGACTAGTCCTGCAATGTCACCTGGGACACCGACAGTTCCAGCAAAGCTGTCTTCCAGGCCCTGCATGGTGGATTTCACCATGTCTGCAAGAACGCCCGATCTGTCTTTCTTGGGGGGCGCAGGCTTGTCATCATCCCACACGATCCCCTTGGGGTCTGGCGCGTCCCATGTGATGCCTTTGGGATCAGGGCTTGGCATGTTCTATCGTTCCGTCGCTGTATTGAACGACCTTATTGCCTTGGGCGTCCTTGCCGGTGCGGACAACTGTTCTAGCGGCTTGGGCCTTTGGTGCAGTAGGCTTGATGTCTCCAAGCGCGTTTCTGCGGTACTGCTCAAGACGGGGAGCGAGTGACTTCTGCTGGGCATTAACCCATGCGTCCATAGCGCGAGGCGACATGGTGGGGTGCGATGCTTGCTCCTCCATCTCCGTAGCCTTGTCGGACATACCAACGCCGCGCATGACGTTTGCGATACTGAGAAGCGCATCGTTACGCTGGGTCATGTAATCCACGAACTCAGGATCGTTAAGCTGACCCTTCATAAAGCCTTGGAGCTTACCGACAAAGGCAACATCGCTGTACTTGAGCTTCTTCCCAGCCTCACGGACATTCTCCAGGACGGTCGGCAGTGCCTCTGCAACATTGATTGTGCGCTGCAAGGATGCGTTGCGAACCATCGCTGCATGGCCCGCGCTGTTGACCATATTAATTTCCGGGTCTTTTAGGGCTATCCCGGCGAGTAGTTTTGCTGTCCGCGAGTTTACGCGGCTGGCGTCAATCCTGCCCGCCGCTATTCCAGCGGTCAGAGCGTCATTTTCTTCTGGTGAGAGGTTGGCGTAGCCGCCGTGAGCACTGCCGCCAGACTGCCTATATTCGCGCAAATCCGCGTTTCTTTGAGCCTCCAGCCGGTTCTGGATTTCCTCTTGTGGGCTAGGCCCAAGCTCATTCTTAGCCTTTGCAACAGCAATAGCCCCTTGGTTCTGAGCCTCTTGCTGCTGTTGAGCGGCGACAGACATTGGAAGATTGCGCTTCCAAAGCTCATCCTCACGCCCCGTCATTCTCTGCTGGACGCCTTGGGCAAGGTCAAAGCCCATGTTAGCTGCCATCGGGTTTGTGCTGCCTTGCATACGGATAGCGTTGGCAAGCTGTTCTTCCGGCGTCGTCGGCCTAGCCTGCGTAGCGTTGGAAATAGCGCCCAAGTTAGGATCGGCCTGGATACCGGGCAATGTGAGTTTCTGCCCGCCAATATCCGTTTGGATAGGGGCAATGTCCGTCTGCTTGATGCCTTGGGCTGCTTGGCCTGGAACCTGATATTGCTTGGAGAGCATGTCAGCCAGTTCCTTGGTGCGCTTGGTCTGCAAATCCGCATAGGCCGTATCGCCCTGCTCCATCATCTTCCTGCCGTTATAGGCTTGGAGAGCCTTAGCCAAGAGCGAGAATGGAGAAATAGGGGCTTGGGCACCGCCACCGCTTTCAATCGGGATTGGCTCGTTAGCCTGCTGCTGAAGCATCTCAGCATAGCGCTGCTGGCGTTGGAGCTTCTGCATCTCCGGGTCGTAGGTCATGTAATTGCCGTTAGGCATGTATCACCTAAAATAACTTAGAGAACCAGCCGCCAGATGGTGCGCCTATAGCCGCCCCACCAAGCATACCCAACCCGCCCATCATGCTATTGTACCCCGCCATCTGCTGGGCATAGGCGTTCTGCTCGTATTGGCCTTGGTTCTGTGCTGCCTGATATAGCGGGGCCGCTTGGGCGCTCGATCCCTGATAATTCTGGAATTGAGGTGTCTGTATCTGTGACCCAGACATCAGAGCCGTGACCTGATTAAGAGGCTGGTTGTAAAGCCCCATAGCTTCCTGAAGCCCTGACTGGTGAGCTTGGGTATCAAGCCCAATGCCCTGCAAAGCAGCCTGGGTATAAAGGTCATTTTCGTTCTGACCCTGCTGCCGCATCTCATTGTTCCAGGCTTCGCTACCAACGGGGATACCCTGGTTAGCCAACCGCTGCGCCTGCGCTTCCCTATTCTGCTGCAACTGCGGATTCAGCCTGCTCATAATGGCCTGCTGGGCCGTCATGCCGGGATTGATAGGGCTCTTAGGAACCCCAGACGCATCAAACGGGGTGCCCATGACGCGCTGGACTTGCCCGATACCCTGTTCTCCAAGGTTGGCAAGCCCAGTCTGCACCCGCTGCTGCGCGTCCAAGGTCTGCTGCGCTTGAGGCGTAAGTGACTGGGTTATCGTGGGCTGATAGTTACCGGCTGGGCCGGTAGTGTCATAAGTAACCGTCTGGTTGCCGTAGGGACTGAAAACATTAGGGTTGCCAAGCGAGGTATTCGCTACGGCTGTCTCCTTGTTTTCAACACCCTGCTGTTTGGCTGCGCCTACATAATCCGGTGTTGCCGGTGCGCTCGGTTTGCCCACTATGCGTACTCCTGTCCAAGAAACCGGCAATCCGATTTCGCAAGGGTGTAGATGATAATATCGCCTGCCGGGTCAGCGTCCTTAACGCGAGCTTCTTCCGTAAAGCCTAGATGCTTCACGAACTTGTTGCTCTTGTCGTTCCCGCTGCTCACAGGCAATATCACTTTGTTGACTCCGCACTTCTCATAGGCGTAGCGGAAGATAGCCCCAAGGTACGTCTTTGTAATTCTTCCGGTGATAGCCATATGCGCGACGACTGAACGCTTGTTCCAGTTTTCGTACATAACGCCCGCAATGATTTCGCCCGTTTCTTTTTGAAGACCAATGGCGGTTGACGTTGTTTCACTGAAAGACCCATTCATCTGCTCTGCTACCCAACGGCCCACTATGGGACCGCTCACTATATTCCGGCCCATCCGGTTTGATACACGATGTCAGTGGAAGCCCACTGGATGTTGATGCCCATACTGGCGCTCTGAAACTGAACAGACGCGCAGTAACCTATTCCCGTTATTCCCTGCCAGTTGTTCTGGACTACAAGCCCAGAACCCCAAAGAGCCGTATCCCATACTGCCGTGTCCCACACCCCCGCAGTAATCGGGGAATAGGTCAGGGGCGATGTCGTAAAGCTGGTATCGAAGTCCACATTGACGCCAACCAAAATAGCTGGGCTCCCATTAGTCAGGAGGCTTGGGCGAGAGCGCGTAAAGTATTTCTTTACCCCGCGTTCCTCGAAGTAGTTAAACGCCTGCTGAACCGCCGTCTGGATGTTTGACGACCCATCTGCATAGGTACTATCCCACGCTCTAACGACTACCCCATTCCCTCCATAGTAGGGAACGTCATTGAACAGCACCCAGCAGTTCGCGGGCCAGCCCGTAAAGTTGCACCAAGTCTTTGTGATGGTGTTCATCACATATTGCTGTTGCGAACCTACCGAAATGGGGACATTGATCCAAAGCGCATTGGTGGCTGGAAACGACACAATCTGCCAACCACGGGTTGAGCCGTAGTTGGAAGATGCTTCCGAAATAGCATTTTGTATCTTGTCGGAAACAGCAGCCTTGGTGTTCAAGACTTGGCTCTGTAAGACCTCCGAAAGCGGGATCAGCCCATCCAAGCAATTTACCAGAACGTCGCCCCCAAACTTCAGGGTGCAACGCTTCCCAATGGGAGCGCCCATCTGCCAGACACCAATAAGTGTCCATGTCGCTGCCGAAGCCGGGTCCGTCCCGCGATAGACAATAATCTCACCCTCGCTGGTGATGAACACTAGGTTATCGTCTAAGCCGTACCCGGCATCCAAAGACAGGACATCCATAGCAACCAGATACCCACCCTCGCGCGCAATAGAGCGAAGGTCGTATGCCGAAGCGGCCCCACCTACTGCCTGAGTGGGCAAATACCATGCCTTCAATGTGTTCTTTTCAATGAACCAAAGCCGGTTCTTAAACAGCAAGACATTATCGAGGGTTGTAGTAGTTACCCCCGTAATAGCTGGGGTGCTCGCCCCATCAATCGCCGTCCAAGTCGTGCCGTCATAAAGGCGGGGCTTATCTACCCCATTCACGCAATAGAGATAGTTTCCGCCAGAAGTGGAGATATTGGCGTATTCCCACCAAGCATTGGTCAGTCCGGTTACACTGGTAACAGTAGCAGCACCAGAGGAAGTAACATCGTAGATGCTAAGACCGGTCGCATCTATGGCGAACATCTTGGATGTAGCCGCGCCGTTATAATCCATTACGGTCTGGACTTGCCCACTCATCCCCGTTGCCCAATTCGTAGCGCCGCCACGAATGTTTACGCTTGAGGTGGAGGGGAACATATTGGTTAGGGTAATGGCGTCGATAGGTGCCATCTCTGCGATGGTGTCGCGCGCATTCCAGCCCCCAACAGGGGCGGGCAAGGATGCTACCTTGGCATTCGCCTTCTGTATTAGGTGGGAGTAGCCGCGCGGTCTCATGTCGGGAAGCTGTCAGGGATGTTGTTCCACCCCAAAAGTATCTGACCGGGAGAGGGCGCAAACGAAAGGTTCGGGGCGCTCATATCCTGCGCCATGACGGTTTGGAGTTCCGTCATATAGTCCCGATAAATCGCGGTTGTGTCGAAGCCCTTGGCCTGAAAATATTTAAGCTTGGTGCTCAACACCAAAAGACGATCTGGATAAATCGCCGTGTCGGTATCGACCGTAAAGCTCGTCTTGGCCGTCCCCGCAGCATTATAGGCCCAAGCATTAGAGCGATACTCAAAGCCAAGGTTTTCCGAGTTGGAGAAACCCGGCCAAATCTGGAAATACTGGCCTAGCAATCTCCAACGGACGCGGGGGCCAGTCGAGATATACCCGCTCTGAATCCACTCCCATTGCTGGGCGTCTTCCGGTCCCAACATCTCCCAATGTTTTGACTTATCCCATTGAGTGCGAGGAACAATCGAGTCGTAATCGCTGGGAAGCGCGTAACGGCACTTTTGGAAATAGATGGTTCCCGCCGTAGCCGCAGAAGTCGGGTACTGAGAGGCAGTAACCTGGGTGGACGAATCCACGCTCTCTACAAACGTAGCATTGGGAAACCCAGCCCCTACAATCATGTAGGTGGTGTCGATAGCCGATGTGGACGGGATTGAAGTAACTGTCCGCGCCGCAGTCGTATATGTCCCGGTTGTCGTGAGATAGGACGTAAAGAAGCTGTATTGCTTGGTGAGAGCCCGCCAGTCGTGCTTACGCAGTAACTCGTACCCCGAAGCGTTAAGCAGGGCGAGAATCTGGATAATGTCCTGGCTGGTATTCCCGGCTACCGAAGTGGGAGTTGTGACCCCTAATTCATTGGTTACCTGAGTCACCAGTTGGAGCATCGTGCTCGACATCTTCGATTACTTTCCTGGGTCTGCCGGGGCCACGCTTTTCGGGCTCAACAGGCCGGTTATTGATTTGTTCGATAAGTGCCGCCATCTGGGTTTTCAGGAAACCAAGTTCTTCCTTGGTCCGGTTCAACTCAACGCGGTCTTCATTGGTCTGAGTCGTATTCTTGGACGCCAGATAGGCTCGCGCACGTTCACGCAAACCAGCCGCACCCATACCAACCTTCTGAACCTGCGTATCCGTCATGGACGCGACCTGTTCCACAGACTGGAACTTCAGCAAGTGAAGCTCCGCAATCTGGTGACCAAGCGCCGAATCATCCGGGTTGTCCTTGGCCCAATCCGCCAGCGGAGTACCAAAAACCTGCCCCTCGTTTTTCTTCATCTGGTAAAACAGCCAGTGGCGAGGAAAGCGTTGCTTATCCTGTTCGCGTACCGGCTGATCCCACTGATGGGTTTTGTCACCAGGGATGAGGATTTTCACGAAGTCCGTAGGCACTTTCGTCCCAGGCTTTACCTCATAGAGCCGTTCATAGAACTCCACATGAAGCTGGGCATCGCCGTTGGAAACATCGCTATCAAGAGGCATGGGTACTCCTTTTAGGCCGTCAGAACTGACGCCCAGGTGGTGGACGAAGTAGCAAACAGGATCATCGTCTTGGCCGTGGCGATAGTAACGGACGAAGCCGCCGCATTCACGGTCGATCCCGACTGGGGATAGATCGTGACGGTCTGTCCGCTGTCATTACGGATGCCAACCATTGCGCCAACCTCAGTCGGAGGCAATGCAACGCCGGTCGAGGCGCTGGATGTGGTGATGGTGTTCCACACAGCAGAAAGCTGCAAAGCGGTCGCCAGATTGGTGCCTACGGCAACCAAGCCAGTCGCACCGTCGCCGCAAATAGAGGTAGTCGCCAAGGGCGAATTACCAGAGGCGAGAACTCTTGAAGGAATGGGCATGATACGTCCTTTCTAGGCTGCTTCCGCAGCGGTCAATCTGTTGTTTTCATCCACGACCGCCCGCAACAACCCGTCACAGTTGACCGTGATAAGACAGCCAAGATCAATCAAATCCCCGGCTGTCTTCTGGAATGTCTGCGCCTGCTGAAATAGGCAAAGCGTGGTGGTGAATTTCTTGCCGGCGTAAGTGACAACAATCGTGTTGTGGTCAAGTCGCTTGTGAACTAGCTTGGAGCCGACATCTACCGGGGCAGCATAGGCATGGTCTTGCCCATCATCTGCGTAAGAGCTGTCATATCCGTAGCAATGGATAGCCCTGTACCCCATGGAATAAGCAACACACATGGCGCTTAGACCAACAGTGATACCGCCACCCACTAGGCAGTAATCATCGTCAAACGGCGGGATTTGTTCTTTCACGCCGTCAACGTCCAGATGCCACAAAGTAGCGTCAGGAAGCGCCTTTAGGATGCTTGGATGGCATTGCGAGGCTACCAAATGCTCTTTGGCCTCCCCGATGTAATCAATGAGAAGGGGCTGCGGGTCCAGCAAAACCTGATAATCAGGAGTGATGCCGTTGTCGTTCAGGAACTTACAGGCGCCGTTCAAGGCAAAAACCTTTTGCCCGTGTTCCTGACGCATCCGAACACCATCGAGATTCTTACGCAATGAGGGGCCGCCGCCGACTAAAACGGCAGCCCCATCATGCGCTGGAATGGCCTTTGCCCAACGCCGGGTAGCGGCACAGTTCTCGCGTATCTGCGAAAACAGTTCCTCATCCGGCGCAATGCAAAAGACCTCAAATTCCATTAGGTGATACGGCCCTGCATGTGCGGACGGTTAATCAGCACGGTGCAAGTCGTGGCGGCAGTGGCGGCAGTGGCCTGCAACCAAGTCCCCAGGATTTGCTTGCCAGCACCGGCAGACACGCTGCCAACCACCTTACCAGCAGTACCCGACACGCCGACCGAGGCCAGAGCGTTCATGTACTTGTTGGTTGGCTTGGAAACTACGGCAGTACCGGAGATCTGGTACCAGCCATAGGTCGTGGCAACGATGTTCGCCGACATGGCGACAGCAACAGGCCGGGCCAAGTTGGCGGTGGAGGGGCAAAGCGCCGTGGCATAGGTCGTCGGGTCATAGGTGACCAGCGAACCGGCAACGGTGGACGCAATACCCTTGAGCAGAATGAACTCGCCTACCCCGTAGGTCGGGTCGAAAGCCTTGACGATCATGCCGAGATAGGCAGGAGGTATCGGGCTGACGGTCGGCGTCGGTCCCAGCGAAATGCCGGAATCGAACTGGTTGATCTGCTGAAGGCCCAGGATCGGTTCAACGAAAGAGTAAGCCATGTGTTTCTCCTATTCTGACCGCTTATTAGGCGATCAAAACCCCCTGGAACTGAGAGCCAGAGCAAGTGAGATTACCGGCCCAACCAATCAGCTTAACGATAGCATCCTGGTTGACGGACTGGCGCTCACCACCAATCGGAACGAAGTTACGGTCCACATGCGGACGCAAGAACAGGTACTTGGTGTTCAGGAACCACATACGGTTCGATGTCACCATGCCGATACCACCGTCCAGAACGACATCAGATGCCATGCCAGCGCCGTAGTACTTCAGGCTCGCAAAGCCCGCACCAGCCATAGACGAACCGGAGTCCGTAATGCGCTGGATGGACTGAAGCGACTGGAGATACAGCTTGTAGTAGTTGTTGTCGGCTACGATCAGGTTGGGCTTGTCGGTGCCGCGAATGAGCTGCACAGCCAAGGCATCCATATAAGACTGGATGTTGGAGGCCGTCACAGCAGCGCCGCCGTTGACCACGCCTGCATATTTGATGCTCTGCCAGAAGGTGAACGAGGCACGGTCAATGCCGCCATAGGTGCCCGAAGACGGGGCATCCGGGACAGCAGTGGCCAAGCCAGTGATGTTCTTGCCCGAGTTGCCAGTGCCATCCAGATAGATGTCGCCGCCGATACGGTTCGCCAACTGAGCTTCCGCCACGTTCATACGGCCATCGAGCAAGTCGATGATTTCGGCCTTACCGCTGTTCTGGATCATTTCCAGGCCAGAGATGGAGACAGCCGAAGCGTACTGGGTAATGGAGAACTGAGCCGCCGAGATGGGCGAGTTCTGGGACACATTCAGCGTTTCGAAGCCCGAATAGCTGTTGGTGTTGTTGGTGGTGGAATCATTGTACATGATTTCTTGCAAAATCACGTTACCGCCAGAGAACGTCTTGATGTTCCCACGGTCTTTCAGCGCCCGCAAAAGGGCGTTGTTGTTGGTTACGTTGTCGGCCAGCTCACCAGTGCGGCTCTGAATAGTAGTCGCAATGATGTCACTGATCGAGCTATTGGCAAATGCCATTAAAAGCTCCTGTCAGTTAATCACAGACGAGCGTCTATGCTGGAAAATGCTTCTTCCAACACCGCGCGTCTATCTTGCGCTTTGGTTGTCGTTGAGGCCCCTGGTGTGGAGGTTTTCACGCTCACCGCTGCCGCCTTTGCAGCTTTCGCAGCTTTGTCTGCCGCTACGCTTTGAGTAGCCAAAGCCTGCGCTTGTGTGCGCTGCTGAACCTTCTCAAAGAGGTCTTCATCAAGGCGTATTGCTTTATTATACAAAACTTCAATGTCGTCTGAAATGCCAGCATTGGCGAGCGCCTGCATTGTGGGCAGGGCTTCATCAAAATACTCAGCCTTCAGTTTGAAACGGTTTATCTCAGCCATCTTAGCGGCTGCGGCAGCTTCTTCCTGCTGCTGCTTCCATGCCTGCATCTCGCCGCGAACGGAATTAAGCTCGTTGCGAACCTGATGGATATAGGGGTCTGCTTGGGGGGCGCTGGGGTCAACCACACCCTCGCCCAACTGGATGCCGTAGCTTTGAGCCAACTGCATAAGGTATTGCTTGGCTTGTTCGCGGGGGGCGGTACGAAGGACATTATCCGCGTACATCAAGCCCTGGACAGCCTTGGGAAGGTCAATCCCCATGCCCCGGATTGTGTTCATATAGGGTTCGGCTACCTGATTGATAGCGTCAGCCAGCTTGGCCTTCTCCTTGAGGGGCATAACCCCGGCATTCATCTGTTCCTCGCGGGTCCAGATCATTTCCCGGAGTTTTTGGTCGGCGTTCTTCCAAGGGTCTAAAAGGTCTTGGCGCTTATTCCAGCTTGCCGGTGGGCGCTCCCACACGGGGGGCTCAACCACCGGAGCCGTCGCTGCTGGGGGCGAGGAACTCACCAGCGGCAACTCTGGTTCATTAACCTTAACCTGCTTATTGTCTTTGGTATCTTTTGCGACAAACTTGCCGGTTTCGTCCCTAGCGCGCTCTTGGGTGACAGTTTCTGACACCTTATCAGGTGACGATTTGTCAGTTTCCGGTACGTTCCCGTCTTCCCTAGCCACCAAATGCGGCTCGTCGCCCAAAGCTTCAAGCTGCTGCGCAATAATGTTGCGCCGAGAGTCGGGATCGGGGGCACCCATAGCACTCATTGGCGGCGCATCTCAATCTCGCGCTTAACCATGCGCTGAACGTCCCTATCCGAACAATCGCCCAAAATCTGGTGCATCGTCTTTTTGCGGGTATCCTTGGAAACCGGGCTAGAGGTGACTTTCATCTGCTCGTTACCGACTTCGATACAGCCGTGAGCCCTGAGATGGTCCCTGTGGCGTCTGCGTCCGTCGATAATTGAGCCGTCAATCATTGATTTATATGGCCCGATGTCCCGAATTACCTGCGGCCCTGAGCAATTATCTTGCTCAAAACCCCCCTCTTTCGACCATGTTAGCACACCATCACAGTATTCGGCAACTAATCCGTGGCCCTTTATGAATACAGCCTTATAACTCATAGCAAAATCAAGACATCCTCATCATCTGCTTCCAAGTAATCATCAAGTATTCGATCCAATTTATCAAGATCGGAAAGTAGGCTGGCAAACTCCTCATCGGACTTTGTGTTTATTTCCAATACGTTAGACGCGGCTTGGACAATTTCCTCCGCTACAGCGATTACTTGCTCTGTATTTGTTTCACGTGAAACTTTCCCTTCGATTACTTGCCCAAAGGCAGCAATGATCTGGGCGAGGCGTAGTTCGTTACGCTCCCGTTCGTCGTCAATGAGCTTTTTGCGCTTCCTATCGTGTTCGTGGCGCTTCTTTGGTCCCCCGTCATGGGTATCGAACAGCTCAATCGGGTCAGGGACCGGAATAGTGACCAAGATGGAAAGCGGGACGTTCCAAGTATTGATCTGATAGGGCTGACGCGGAATCTGGGGGTTTGGCCAATCAAGTTGGCACATCAGATACGGCGTCGGCGGAACGGTCGTTATATTGACATTGGAGCCCAAAGGCTGGGTCTGAACGGGCTGCCTTAGAGCGTCAATTTGACGGACAAGCGGGACACGGGCGGCATAGGTATTGGTGTCAACCGGGAAAAGTGTGGTCGGCAGACCCAAAGGCTGCGTTTTGTCAGGCTGTTTCGGCTTGGCATAGTTATAAGAAAGCCCGCGCCGTAGGAGATACTGGGGTTCCTGTAGCACCGATGAGCCCAGCAAGTCGGTCTGGGCAAGTTGCTTTGGCCCGCGCGGGTTAGGCCAGTCCGTCTTAGAGAATGGAGCCTGGGCAACTACAACAGTATTAATAGCAAGGGGCGACCCTAGCGACTGGGTCTGGACGGGCTGCCTTAAAGCGTCAATTCGACGGATAATCGGAGTACGCGGGGCGTAAGTATTGGTATCGCGTATTAACTCCGACCAAGACCCAATCGGCTGGGTTTGGATCGGCTGGCGAGGGAGAAGCGGGTTAGGCCAGTAGTTTTGGTTTTTGGGGAGCGCATCGTGCCCAACCAAAACATTAAGAACCCCGGCAGAGCCATAAGGCTGAGTTTGTTGGGGGTATTTAAGAGAATCCGGGTTAGGCCAGCTAACCTTGGAAAGCGGGTCTTGGGCAACGACAACGCTTGTAAGCGCGATTGCAGACCCAAGGGGCTGCGTGTTCTGAACTTGTGGTAAGGGGTCTGGACGCCTGATAAGCGGCGTCCGATCAACATAGGTCGAAAAGACGGTAATAAGGACAATCGCCGTTCCCAGAACCTGAGAGGCTATTGCCCAATCACGCTTGGGTTGGCCGGGAGGATTTACCCAATTCGTTTGATTGAACGGGGTATTTCCGAGGTCTGTAGAGAGTGGGAGGCTGCTTAGTGGGCGTGAGCCAAACATGGGCTCACCAAGACGTTATGATGCAGATACCATCGCCACCGCGCCCACCAACACCAGCGACATTTCCTGTAAACGCTGCGCCGCCGCCACCGCCGCCGCAACCAAAAGCACCGTTGCCACCGGCACCGCCATTCGCCCCGGTCGGAGTGACGGACAGGCCGCAAGATGCTCCGCCCGTGCCGCCGTAGAAATAATTCAGGCCAGGGACCGGACGGATGCCGTTGGTGCCGGGACCGCCTGCGGTCGGCGCAGTTGTGCCACCTATGCCACCGGGAGCAGGCGGGAAAATGAAAGGGCCAACGCCAGTGGTGGTCGGGACAGTGAACGCCCCGCCAGCCTTACCCGCCACGTTGGCCGCGCCAAGCCCGCCGCCACCCGTCCCGCCTGTCACGACAAGACCTGTGGTTGGGAGTGTAAGAGCGGCACCGGCAACCGCCGCGCCGCCGATGATGCCAAGCTGCCCGGCGATGTTCGTGTTGTTTGCGGTCGTTGAGACAAGCCCGATAGCAAGGGTGCACAATGGTGCTGTGGCGATAGCCGTAATAGCGCCAGCCGCGCCAGCGGGGCCGCCAGCTGGTGTCACAAGACCAATACCCCCACCGCCACCTCCTGATGCCACCGCAAGCGTATAGTTCGCAATAGACCCAATAGCGTTGATAGCGACAACAGAATTGACGCCGTTGCTGCCTGCGCCCGCTGATCCACCAGCACCGCCATAGCCCACAGAAACGAAAAGCTGGTCAGGGATTAAGTGAGCAGGGAACGTCAGATGGGTCTGCGCGGATGACCCGCCGCCACCGCCGCCGCCAGCAGCCGAAGCCGCGCCGACAAAACCCGCACCGCCACCGCCGCCGCCACCAAGCAGGAAGATGCTAACGAACGCACATCCACGGGGCTTCTGCCAAACACTCCAACTAACATTGGACACAGCCGAGTTCGCATTGAACACTTGAATGTTCGCGCGTGACGCCTCTGGGATGTGGAACAAGTCTAACACTGATTAATACTTCCCCATGATAGGCGTAATAGTCCATCCAGCAGAGACAGAAGTGCCAAGCGCCGCAAAGAGACGGAAGCCGGGCGGAAGCGGAAGGTTCAGCGGGTAGTCGATATCCACCGTAGTAGTAGTCGCAATAGCGGTTGTTGCCGGGAGGGCGATTTCACCAATGAGTGTGTTGTTGGTTTCCACACCGCCCGCCGCAATCACGCCGGGCTGGTAGAACTGCTGCGGCTGGGTCTGGACCCATACGCTAGACCCAGAAATAGCAGGTGTAGTCGCCGTGCCGGTATAGGACGAAGCTGGGAGCGTTTGCGTGTAGGTGTTAGCCTGCGGCGACAGCGTTCCGGTGTGATACTGGCTGGCCTGAGCTGGGGTAATAGCAGCGGTTCCAAACCAATAGTCATAAGAGATGACCATACCCTGGCCAACAATGGTTGGGGCAACCCATACTATGGATGATGTTGTGCCCGTAGTAACAACGCCAGAAGTCGAACAGGGCATAAGGAAAGTACCAGAAGTGGTCCGAATATCCACCATGCAGAAGTTGGTGCCAGCCGCCACCGTGCCGCCAGTCGTGGAGGCTGTACCTGTCGTATAACCCCAAATATTAGGAGCGTTCGACAGCGTATAGTAGTGCGTGAAAACACTGCTGATACCGAGATAAAAGCGATAGCAGGCCGCGTTAGTCACCGCCGTTGTAGACCAAGTAATAGAACCAGTCGGGCCGGTTACGTTCTGCGAGGCAGAGGCCGTGCTGATAGCGGTGGCCCAGCCACCGTAGGCATCGCGAGATGCAACCGCCATCGTGTAGTTGGCATTGGTCGGCAGGAACCCGCCTGAAGCCGAGGGTGATCCAGTAGGTGTCGTTGCAGTAAGAATGCTAAGGCCGTTGGGGTGGCCGTTATTCAGGAACAGGCGAAGCACACTGGCCACGTTGGAGCCAAGCGCCTTGCACCGGATACGCTGAATATACCCACCATTTTGTGGATCAGCCGTGGCAATGAGCGCCGTGCCAATGGCCGTTCCGGTATAGTCGTTGTTGGAGGTCTTAAGCTCCGTAGTCATGTTGCGGGTGCCGTCCGATGTGGCATCACCCTGCTTTGAATAGATCGGATCAATATTAGGAAATGCCATTGTATCCCCCTCTAGGGCATGGCCCAGTTGCGGGATACCGCATACTGGACGCCATATTTCGTGTTTTTAGCCAAATCTTCGGTGAGCGTGTTCAGGATAATGAGGCTGCCAGAAGTAAAATCTATCTTCGCCCCTCCGTTTGAACTTGCCGATACATCATCACGGGATAGAGTGTTGGTCCGTCCGTCATAGGTGCCATACCCAGTTTCCCAGTTGGCTGATGTATTGGCGTCATAAATAGCGTAGGTGACGCAAGGATTGTTAAGACCAAAAGCCTGAAAAAATGTCTGGAAGCCAGTTGGCGCAACACTGTTGAGCTTCAGCGCCCCGGTCCCGGTAGAGCTTGATGTATCTTGGCATCTGTCAGCTAAGTAAGGCATTGCGTTATCCCATCACTATCTGTGAAAGAAGAACATCGCCGCCACCACCACCGCCTGCCGCAGCCTTGAAAGATGCAATAACTGCGGCGGGGCCGTCAGTAGTAAATCCTGACCAAGTTGGATTTGCGGCGGCGGCGGTCGTCTGAACGAGATACCCCATCGCTAGGCTTTCCCGCACACCAGTATTTCCAAGTGACTGGCCGGAAATTGTGAACCCGCCATTAATCGCGGCTGGCCCAGTTACGCTATCAGCCAACCCAAGCGCAGTGACAACAACTTCGTCATTAACACTAGGGGTGACAGACCCGGTAGCTATTGAAGTTACTGCGGCTCCCGTGGCTCCGTTCTCTACGTCAAAAACAGATGCCGCAGCAGCGCCGCTCCATGCTTGGACACCTACAGTTGGGAATCCTGAGCCATAGCTGAACGTGTGACCAGAGCCAACCGTTGGGTTGAGGCAATAGAAAAGCTTCACCCCCGCAACCGTACCAACTTGGCCTGTCAGTGCGGTCCAAGTGTTGCTTTTGCTGTCGCTTGGGCTGAGTCCCACAGCACCAAAAGCAGAAACCGCAATAACAATGAGGTTTGCGCCAGTCGTGTCAATCCCTGACGTTGGCGATGCCCCGATTGTATTGACAACTAGAGAAAATGCCATGCTACCCCCGCCAACTCGGCGTTACATAAGTGATTGCGAGAACAACGTGTAATCACTAACTACTACTGCTTCCGTGTATGTTATAATTATAAAGCCCTGATTACCAGCGCCGCCCGTGCCGACGCCCAAGCCACCACCGCCACCGCCACCGCCATAGAGGCCACCTTGTCCACCGTTAGCACCGCCTGATATTTGCCCGCCGCCCCCGCCGCCCCCGCCGCCTGACCCGTAAGATGTGTATTCAGTACCAGCACTACCATGCCCACCTACCGCGTTCTGCCCACCACCACCACCGCCTGACCCATGAGACCCGGTTGAGCCAGCCACACCAATAGCAGAACCACCGGCACCCCCAGCCGTACTATCCCTGGCAATACCACCTGCGCCGCCAACTGCCGAACCATCTGTAGTGCTAACACCAGCGGTAGAACTACCGCCACCCGCACCGCCGCCGCCATCACCGCCGCCACCAGTCCTTGGTAAGCGAATACCAAGAGGTTGGGTCTGCAAAGGGTGCCTGGGCCGGAAAGGGTTCGGCCAATCAAAACTACATGGGTCTCCTGGCACCGCCATTAGTTAGAAGCTTTTATTGAATCAAGTATGCTGGGAACTGTCGTGTCTACTGTCTTAGGCCAACCCGTGATCCACTCGTAATACTCTCTGGTGTCTTTGGCGTGGACATTAATCATATCCCCGGCCTCGTCTCTCGGCGCGTAGTTGCACAGGAACATATTGATCTTGTCCAGGCCGGTAATCTTGTGCTTCCAGTTGGCCGGGACGTTAAAGCAGAATTGGTCCAATAGGGCCTGAATGTCATCGGCGCTGTAAATTGCCTCTAGCTGCTCCACAGTAGGGGCTTTGATAATACGCCACCCCTTCTCGCCTTTATCGGTCACTACCTCTATGCGGAAGCTGCCGATCTGGCACATCGTCAGATGGTCGAATGTGTGTTCGTGGCCGTCTATATACTCGTCTTTGCGGAGAATATTTGGCCGGATAGATGCGGTGGGGTAGTTGATTACACTCATCTATGCACCACATTTCCCTTGAGAGCCGTGGCGCATGTAGTGACTTGGCCCGCTGTAGGTGGATTAGACGGTAGCGCCTTGGTGGTCATAAATGCCGAAGCGGTAGCATAATTGCTGGTGTCAATCCCCCGCTGGTAGGCAATCTCGATGCCGCTATTTGCAAGCCACAGATAATGTCTATCGGCTTGGTTGCCATAGTTTTGTGTCGTTCCGACAATTGACGCCTGATTACCCCAAGACGGCCACGGCATATTGCAGGATTGACCGGCGCCAGTGGCAAAGTTTGCGTTGTTACTCGCCTGGCCGTCCCATGTCGATACCGTCGCATCAGCTACGCAAGTAACGCCGTCGCTCACAGATGTAATCTGCCCGCAACCGGAACCGACCACGATCCAGCTTCCAACATGCCTTGATGGATTAACAGTATCAAAGAATGTCTGAGACAGTACTATGGTGACATTGGCTTGGTCAGCTACACTGGAAATGGTCGCGGTTTGGGAAGTTTGCGTCCACTCACCATAAGCAACTGTATTGATGGCAGCCTTCATGGATTCTTGGGCAATACCCGCATAGGTGTATTGATTTACACCACCTGTCGTCTGCGCCCGAACATAATACGCGCCAACCATAAAGTATGTTTGTTCGTTAGAGCTATTAACTGCCCACTGACACGAATCGGCAAGCATCCAATCTGAGAATGAAACCCAATCCGACCCCATAACCCCGCCCTCGTAGGCGTTGATATTGGCAAGCTTCCAGTAGTTGTGCTGCCACGGGGACCAAACTTTTCCTCCGGTTGGTGGGCCGCTCTGGTAAACCGTAATCCGTGGACCATCAGCGACATAATTTACATCGTCAACCCAAGTGGTTTTTGCGTATAGCCCCATCGCGTCCCATTGACGCTTTAGACCTGCGCCGCCACCAGTTGTGCGTGAATAGTCTACTAGATCACCAATGCTGTCAGGCCACGGCATCAGTTGTTGCGCTATGGTGCGTGTATTCCACGCCATACAGCGGGGCTGGCCGCTAACTCCCACAGGTAATGAACACTTGCCATAGCCGTTGCGTATTGAAATATTCGTACCGGCGCTTGAGAATGTGATTTTGCCTGTTGCCCCGCCAGCCAGCGCATTAGCCCTTGTGTCGTAGAGGTTAATATGCGTCGCGTCGATCTGCTTGACGTAATAAGTATTGGCCCGGCTAATGTTCACACCGCTGATTTGCGGGAAATATCCGCCGATTTGGACGACAACAGCCTCCCCGTCTTGCTGGGGATAGCCGGAACCGATTGTAATACTGGCCGAACCACCTGAAAGCGTGACGCTGGTTTGCGCAAATACACCTGAGCCTGAAGTCCGTAGTGAATAATCATTGCCAGCAAAGGCAGCGGTTTCAAGGTGCATGAAATCGCCGCTGAGAAGATACGGAAGATAGCTCGCGCCGCCTGAGTGGTTGGTGGCGAACGTGTACCAGCCAGTGCCGCCGGTATAATCGTTGGCGGGCAGACCAACGCCACCATTATTCTGGGTTGACCAATAATAAGTTCCGGCTTTGTCGATAGATACGACCCCGCCCGTAGTACTGTCACGGGTACAAAATGGTTTCATATTACCGACACGGGAGTTCTGAAACACAAGTTGGCGGGCGTTGAGATGTTGGCCACCTGAATAAGTGAAATTCAGAAGCGCCGCAGTGAAACTTTGTGAGAGGACGCCGATGTGGTCCGTGTCCCCGGTTGACGCCTCGTCCATGCCGAAATTTTTAATGCTCGCGGTGGTCGGATAATGAACCGCCATCGGATGCGCGCCGTCATTATTACAGTATGTTAGATCAGGATTACCCGCGCTTGTGGCGTCTGCCCCGTAATTCATCACCATTTCAGAATCTATGATGTAACTTGTCGGAAGCGCCGCAACGGTCTTTTGCACCACGCCCCACCAAGGCGTCATGAGTGTATATCCGTGGCCGGAACCGTAGGTGTCGAAACGCATCATGTACGGGTGGTAAACACCCATCGTGCGCCAGTTGGTCGATGTCTTTGACGTAGATGCAAACGCGGTCGCGGTCGGAATACATACGGCAGAACTTGTCGAACTGTTAAGTCCCATCAAATAACCACGGCCACTGCCTCCGACTTCTACAATCGCCTTGCCAATATCTTGGCTGTTTGGCGCTGTGGTGCTTGCTGCGCCCCAAGTCCCCGCGCTAAGTGATGCGGTAGTCTGACCAGAGACAGCGCCAAGGGTCAGTGTAGCGGCTGGCGTTGAGCCCGTAAGCGAAAGCCAATCAGAAAGCGTACTAGCACCCATCTCAATTAGAAGGTCATAAACCAGATCAGCGCCCCCGGTCTGGTCAATATAACCATTCTCAAGGATGACGAGGCACTTAACGCCAGTGATCGGGTTATTCGTATTGTGCCATGCGGCTGACGATGCCTTATAGGCGCTGATATGAAACTTCGCGTTCAGGAAAGCGTGAGGTGTGCCGCCCGTCTCAAGCGGTGCCGATACAATCCATTCTGTGCAATATGGCCCCTCGCGGAACTTCCCACGGTTCTGCGGGTCTCCGTATGTCCACGATGACGAGCCGTTTAGGGCGTCCGTAGCAAGAGCCGTGTAAACCGTACCATCTGGGAATGTACATGTAACCTTACATTCAAATGTGTCCGCGCTAATGGTCTGAGCCAAAAGATTAGCAAGCGTGATCGGATTTGAAGTGTCAGGCGTTCCTGCGATGGTTTGAAGCGTTATGGTTGTGGTTGGGGTGCCAGGTGAAGTAGGGAGTACGCCTGTGATTTTCACCATGCGTATGTCACCGTTTACGTCCGTGCGGCGGTTATCTTCCTGAACACCGATGACATTGCTACTAGCGTCAAGGACTTGCAGCTTTTGGCCGGAAGAAAGTGCATCGGGAGCAATAGGAACACCAAACTCAAACGGTGCGTTTGATGGTATATTTGTACCGTCTGTGGTAACAAGCGTTAGGGTTGTTAGAACTGTTGCACCACCACCAGCACCAGCTTTTCCAGCGCCGTAGAAACCAGCGGCACCGCCACCACCGCCGCCGCCGTATAAACTCGCGCCGCTACTACCGCCATCGCCGCCAGCATATTTAGTATCGCCAATGGAGTTGGTTGTGTCTCCGCCAGCACCGCCAGAACCAGACGATGCATTCGATCCACCACGCGCAAGAACAACAGTGGTGCTGGAATTGTCCTTTAAGTAAGTATCCCCTGTGCTGCCAGGACCGCCCCCGGCAGTACCTATCTGAATATTTACTGTGCTGCCGGGGGTGAGGGTTACGTTATTCTCCAGCGCATACGCGCCGCCACCCCCACCCGCTCCAGCAACAGTAGCCGCATTGGAACCGTTGCCACCGGCACCAATACATTCAATGGTATTGTTTGCGCTGTTCCAGTTTGATGGAACAGCCCAAGTTGAACCCGCTGTAAGTGGAATTACAACAGTTACCACAACTCAATCAAAAAAGTTCGTAGATGATATGGCTCGATACCGTTCCAGTGCCAGAACCAGTATTGTTGGACAGCGTAGCAGCTTGGCCAGCGCCTGTTCCAACCATCCACCATTCCTCGCCAGGAGCGGCAACCCAACGAACAATGCCACCGAAGGAGTTCATCGCCAGATTAAGACGGGCAAGAGTGGTGGTATTGGACGGGATGGGCTGATTGGTGGCATAGGCCACAGCCGCAATCGGAACCGTGGTAACAGCCGCCGCAAAGGTGTTCAGCGGGCCATCCGAGTTGGGGGCGGCCAGGGCAGTAGCACCGCCAGTACCAGCCGTACCAGTGCGGCGGAACTGAAGGTTCTGGACAGCGGAAGCGGTAGACAGCCCACCAACATAGATTTCCTGAACCTGGATAAGCTGTGCAGCAGAGCCGGGGTCAAGGGACTGATACTGGGCAGAGGTAACCTGGGCGTTGTCGGCAGTACCGGTGCCGGTCGTCCAGGCATTCGAGGCAAAAGATCGCTTGGTCATGTTTAACTCCTAAGTAAGATTGGTTTGATTGGTTTGTCGCTCCCGGCAATTGCATCAGCTAGTGCTTCGATTGGCCTGCAATTTCCGAGAATAGAACAGCCAACGCATGTAAATTTATCGCACTTGTAACAATGCCCTGCCCTTGCAGGGTTAAACACAACAACGCCGCCGCAGTGGGAGCAACGCTTTGTCTTGTATTCAAGGACAGAACCCTCTTTGAAAGTGGGCATGTTATGTCCAAGGCACCGCATCTTTTCCGCTTCCTCCGGCGAAATGCCGGGAGAACTGCGATGGTCTATAAGTAAGTATCCCTCAGACCGGCTCATTGAATTGTCACGGGCTCAACACCCATTGCCCTTCCATCTGCTCCGCGAATGATTTTCTTGGGACCGGATACAGCCTTAACAAGCTGCTGCATTCCCTCCGCATGGGTTTCCATCATTTTGTTATGCGCGTCCTGCATACCTTGTAATGTTTCACCCAACTTTGCGATAAGGTCTTGTGATGCTGCGCTAGAAGCCGCCTCACCATCTGGATCACCGGTTTCGCTGGCCCCGATTCTAGCTACCATAATGGCCGTATCCGCCTTCAACTGCGCTTCCCACATATCGTAGGCTTCTTTGCGAGCTGCTTCCTGTTCGGCCATTTGGGCTTCGTGCTTCTGCTTCATGGTTTGCAAAGCAGCTTCATGCTGAATCTCTAGCTGTCTCATCTGGCTGTCAGCCTGAGCCTTGGCATTGGCAACCGCAATAGCAGTTTGCCCCTTGGCTTGTTCCAACCCGGCATTTGCTTGGGCTTCGGCCTGAGCCAACTGTGCATCACCCTGCATCTTGATCTGTTCCGGGGTTGGGCGCGGATTGGCCTTCATCTCTGCCGCCTTTTGCGTGAGCTGTTCAAGGGCGGTATCAATCGTACCCTCGATAGTACGAGCCGCCTTAAACCCAGAAACGATGTACTTGATGCCCTCCATAATCATGGGGGCCAGTTCGGGCACAGCCTGTCCAGCAGGTACAGCCTCCCTAAGCATGTTGGAGAACATATTGCCGAACTCTAACCTGTCCTGCTTCATCTGGTTTTCGTCGATCTGAACCAGTGAATCGGCAGCAACATCTACCCGGAAAGACCGAAGCGGGTTGGACTTCAAAAGCTGAAGGGCGGGCATGACGTAAGGCTTATCGGCATCTGCCAGTTGGTCAGCAGCCGCATACATCAAGATAGTCTGGGGTTGATACTTCGCACAGATAACCTGGGCTTTGAGCTTCAGGATTTCGCTGGCAAAGATGGCAACCGTTTCCTGCATGGCCTTGAGGCGCAAGCCCGCATACTGACCCTTGATCTGTTGGGCTGTAGCGGTTTCAGAAGCAACGGATTGGCCCCGGATAATGTCCGAGATACCCGTAATCTCATAGACCTGGGACTTGATATCGTTACGGGCCTGATAGCACTGCAACAGGGCTTGGGAAAGGGTTTCGAGTGGTACGAGGTCGATTGACCCCTTGAGCCCACCCTTCTCCGCAAACGCAGCCCACTTATCCGTGGGGATCATGGTGTTGTTGTCGCCCTCAGTGAAAAGCCTCTGAAGGGCGGGTTGGGATGCGTCGTAGATACCGCGAACGCGCAGCGACTTTACGAGGCCGTCGATACGGTCGGACAGAATATCAAGTTCGTTGGCCTGATCCTGGTAGAGAACAAAGTCAGGAATGGGCTCTAAATTGTCCGATGTGGTCGTGGCATAGAGGGGCTTGGGACACGGGAAAAAGTCCTCAAGCTCCAAGGGATCATCGCGTTCCTCGATGATTTCCTTCATGGCCTTGGAGAGCCAAACGACCTTGTTCTTTTCCTTGTCCCACAGCTCGCAAATCTTGGCCCGGTCGTTTACCTTTTCCTTCTGCCCATACTTGTTGAGCGGGTCAGGGCCGGAATCCAGAGGGATTTGCTTCCAATTTTCTGGAAAGCGGGCTTTGATGGCTTCCTCGGTCATATAGACCCAGCGCCAAACTTGCCCGACTTCTTCCCAAGTTCTGGCGGGAGAGTGTCCAAAGTCCTTCCAATGGACGTAATCGGTCGGGGAGCACTCGTATTCGATTTCCTCGGCTACTTCGCCGTTATCGGAAGTCTGATCGGATACGTCCTCGATGTCCTCGGTAACTTGAATGTCCTGGGCCGCGATATGGGGCTCATATCTGACCCAGGACACGCCACGGCCCCCTAGAAAACGGTCTTCCACCACATGATTCATGGAGGAACGGAAGTCTGTGTAATGCTCGATTTCATAGTCCAATGTGCGCTCTAGAAGGAGAGCCGCTACCCGGCCAATCGGATCATTGTCGCCAAAGCGGCGGGAGACATCTGCTTTGGGTAAGCGAGCAAAGACAGCCGGAACAAGGGTCTGTACATTAGACCACAGAATGTTAAACTTGGCGGTTTCGCTAGACGCCTCAGTACGATTATCGTCCCGGTAGCGTTTGATAATCTTTTCGGTGCGCTTCACCCACTTACTGAATGTAGCGTCATACTGCCCGATGATTCTCAGGTATTTGTCTACGGGGGTAAGCGGGAGCTCAGCCACTTGCTATCCTTAGACAGTAAAGATGCCAACGGCGATAACGGCAACACCGGCCCCAGTCGTGATCGACCAAGCACCAGTCTGCGAGGCAAGGCCAACCTCCACGGTATAAGTCCCGATGCCGCCACCCGGAGAGTTCGGGAAGATGTTAATTGAGGTAGACCCATCAATGATGGAAGTAGCTGCTGTAGCAGCCGTAGAAACCACCAAGATCAGGCGATGGAGATAGTCGCCTTTTGCCCCGGCAGTACCCAAGACCTGACCAGTCTGGGACGCGGCGACGGTTTCATAAGCATAGCGGAAGGGGTAATTGACAGTAGCCATGGGCTAAATCCTTTGTCTGCGTTTGGGCCTTTGCGAGGCGTATAAATCTTCAAGGGTTGCGGTATTCCCAGGGCCAACAACAAGGGCCACATCGGGGTTTAGCTTGCGAATAGGGGTTTCCTCACGCCAGGAAAGGGCGAGGTAGCGGAAAGCATCGGCAGGGTTAGATGCCCAATTATGCTTGGGGGCAGCTCTAAACGCCTTGGTATCTTCGTCGTATTCGCGTTCGTATTGCTTGAGAGCCTCAATACCCAACTTGCACTTCTTGGCGTCGAAGTAGCAATTTGGGAGCGTCATACGAACAGCCTGGATACCGTCTTGCTTGGAAAGCATCGGTACGATGGAAAGGGAGCCAAAGCCTAGAAGCGGGACTAGCTGCTCAATCGTGGACTTTCCATTGGCGGAGAAGGTCTTGGCTTTGGCGTCATGGGGCAGGAAGTGCTTTTCGTAGTGGTAACCCCTATCCCGCACCAACTTACCGACATCTTCGACGCCTGAACCCGATACCGAGTAAAAGTCGATAATCCGCAGCTCGCCCCTATTCATCTGGAACCACCAGATGGAGGTATCGTCGGTATGGCCTATATCCCAAGCCGTGTAGCACTGAAGGGACGGGTCATAGTCTACCTTCGTGATATGGCCGTGTTCCTCCAGAAGCCGCATCTCGGTCCCATAGAAGGCACCAAGGATGGCAGCGTCGAATGAACACTCATACTCCTGTAGATATTGGTCTTCCGTCATCTGGCGCCGGGCATCGTCCAGTTCGCCTTTTGGCAGTATGCCGCTCTTGGAAGCCGGTAAAACGAGCGAGAACCACTCGGCGGGGTTCTGCTGGGCCATGTCGTGGATGTCCCAGAACTGGTTCTTGCCCTTGGGAGTACCCATGAACACGCCCCACCCTTGTTTGTCCGACAAGGCGGGGCGCACAACAGTTGGGAAGACGGAAGGCTTGAAGTCCCCATATTCGTCCATAAGGACGCCATCGAAGCCCAGGCCACGGATGGAATCTGGGTTATCCGCGCCGAAAAGGCGGATTTCCGCCCCGTTATACTTGAGCCGAACAATCAGCTCGGACTCATTAACATCCTCGGTAATCGGCTGGGCATAATGCTTTAGATACGACCAAGCAACCGATTTGGCCTGTGATCGATACGGGGCGATGTAGGCAAAGAGGGGGGCTCTGGAACTACAGGTTACAGCAGCGCGGATTAGGTCATTGATGGCCGCGACAGTCTTCCCACCCCGTCTATGGACGACTAAGGCCGCCCAACGCTGAACACGGTCATGGAAACCCTCAAACTGTGGGCGTGGTTTATAGGCGAGAACGACCTTTTTGACCAAAACTGCCCCAAATCCAGCAAGATTTGAACAGTTTTAACCCTGTTTGAAGAAAACAGCAAGGACTCAGCAAGTAATCACTGGCAGTAGGTCGTATTGCCATAGGTAGAGCAAACAACCTGGGGTCTACCATTAGGAGGCTGGATGTATGTATCGTTTCCATAGAGCTGGCGCTGGATGATTGTACCGTCTGAACCATAGGTGGTGGTTCCGAATGTTTGGTAGGAGACAGGGGGCTCGTAGGGCATGTAGATGGTGGGGTTGGTAGCCTCATTCCCATAGTATTGGGCAAGAGCAGGGACAGGTAAGAGGCTTAGGATAATGGCGAGTGTGAGCTTCATGGCAGCTTCTCCATAGCTTTGATCTGTTCAATGGTGAGTTCTGGACCCTGACCTTCAGGAAGTGGCTTAGACGCGGGAGTAGTCTGCTCTACGGCGTCCATAATGGCATCCAGCACAAGCGGCATCTGGACCTCCGGGTTCGGAAACCATGGATCAACAGCCTGAGCAATTCTGCGGCGTAGGTCACTCACTTAACGCCCCGCTTCTTAGCCCGGTGCCGCCTAACACGCGCCAGTACCTTAGCTCGCTCCTGCGCCTTGTAAGCCTCCAAGGCATCCTCAACCGCTGACGCAGTAAGGGCATGAACCTTACTGCCAGGACGAAACTCAATAGGAGGCTTAGACATGGCTGTAACGTATCACAAGCCTGTCACGTTACAAGGACTTTGAGTAGGAAAAATTCACAGGGGTAGGCTGATCTATATCACCACCCCCGGCCTCCGGGTCCGATGGGGGGCGGGGGTCTATCCGCCTGGCACCACACCCCTAGACAGCAAGTTATTTCAATAGGTTAGCTTGCTTGATAAGACCTATTATGTGCAATGCCTTATAGATCAATGGCTTGCACTGATCCTATGTCTGGTGCTGGCATGACACAGCACTACAGCTAGTGCTACTTGGTCCAAGTGACTGAGACAGGGCCTAGCTCTGCATCCCCACCTAGCGCCAGCTTATCACCGTACCGCTTAGGCTTGAGCTTGGAGGCCA